CGTTGCCTGTATTATCTACAGTAACATGAGTTGTGCTTCCTTCTTTTATAAATAAACTTCTTGAATCTGGGTAAACTATATTGAGGTCATTACCACTTGCTGTAGTAAATGTACCACCTGCAGCACTTGTAACACTTCCGTCTTTAAGTAAAACACTATCAATTGTTACACCAGAAGCAGATGTTGTTTCTGCAATAGTGTTTGTTTTTATAGTGCTACCTGATAAAGCTGTAAAAGTATTAGCAGTCATTGTAAAATCTTCTGCACCTGCAATATCAAACCTTATAGTATCTTCGTCAGAACTTTCTTCGACCTGAATCATGGTATCACTGTCAGCATCGACTAACTGTGTAGCTGTTGTAATACTTGTGTTGGTTGCTGTAATAGCTTCTACAGCCACGCCTGAAGCAGGAGCAGTTGAGAAAGTTATGGTAGTTCCAGAGATTGCATAGTTAGCTTTGCTCTGATAAACCCCATCAAAGAATATTGATACGTTGTTTTCGTGCACTGGTGCAACGGATAAACTTAATGTAGTATCAGAACCATCACCGGTCATAGTAGCTATAGAATTATTAGAACCACCTACAGTTGTTGTAGAATGATAAGCTGTGATAACTCTTCCGTTAGCCGGAGCTGTAGAGAATGTTAATGTAGTCCCTGAAACACTATATGAATTATGTGCTTGGAATACACCATCAATAAACACCATGAGATTGTTCTCACTGTCTGGTGCTGTAGAAAGTGTAAAGGTTGTATCACTGCCATCACCTGCATAGATGTTGGTGTCCATGTTTGTACCTGAACCACCACCTGCTATTGAACCCCATTCAGTTGTATAACCTTCAAACTTAGAAGTCTCTGAATTATATCTTAAGTAACCTGCTGCAGGACTTCCGGGTCTTTGTGAAGTATTACCTGTCGGCATATGCACAGCATCTGTAAAGCTACCAATATCAAGTGAAACATCTGGTGAAGCGTTGCCAATACCTACACGATTTGTAGAAGAGTCAACTACTAAAGTATTTGAATCCCAGTTAAAGTCACCTGTACCACCTGTTAAAGCTGTCAGAGTTCCTAAACTTGTAATATTTGGTTGGGCTGCTGTAGCTAATGTACCTGTTAAATTATTAACAATTAAGTTAGCAGCTGCGTACCCTGTAGCACCTAGATTTACAGTAGTACCGGGAACTGTTTGCGTATCGGTAAATAATCTAAATGTATTATCGGTAGATGCATCATAAAATAATCCAGCATATTTAGTAGTACTTGATTCTACATACTTACCATATAAACCAAAGTCACTAGAGTTGCCTGTATTCTCATCTAACAAGCCTGTAAAGTTAGAATCACTTACAACTGAACCTGTTTGTGTTGTTGTACCTGTAACTGCTAGGTTACCTGCTACTGTTAAGTTATTTGCTATTGTAATATCGTTAGCTAACTTATCACCTGTAACTTGGTCGTTTGCAATGTGTGCTGTATCAATACTACCGTCTACATACTGGTCACTATCAACACTATTAGCTGCCATTTTAGCCAGTGTAACATTTGCATTTGTAATATTTGCAGTTACAATAGCATCAGTAGCTAAAGTAGTTGTTATAGAAATAGCAGCTGAACCGTCAAAGTTTGCTGTACCTGTAACATCACCGGCTACCGCAATAGCTCTAGGAGTTGTTAAAGTAGCTGCCGAACCTGTTGTATCTTGATTAAGTGTTCCAACTGTAAAATCTATTGTACCATCAGCATCTTGATAAGCTACTGTAATACCTGATTCAGTATTTGAACTTACCATTGCTCCAATGATGTCTTGCAGTTCTTCTGTCGTATGTATATCAGATGTTAAAGCTAGAGTACCTGTAGTTGCTGGTAACGTTGCTGTAATGTTACCGCTAAAAGCAGAGTGAGCTGGAGCTTGTAATCTTGCATAGTGTGCATTAGATGATTCACAATAAAAATCTACATATGATTGTGTTCCACCATTTTTAATTGATATAGCACCTTGTGATATAACTACACCGTTTGTTGAACCACCACCAACACCTATTGCTGTAGTAATCTCTAATGATGCAGGTAAAGCAAAGTCTAAAGTATTATCAGAGTCTTCATAAGTAACTGTAATGTTTGTTTCTGTGTTAGAGCTAACCATAGCTCCTACAGTATCACTAATTGTTTCGGCTAATGTTACACCACCAATAGTAATTGCATCGGCTTCTAAAGTTCCATCTATGTCTGCATCACCTGAAATATCAAGTGTGGCTGCATCTAGTTCTCCAGAGATTGTGATATTTCTACCACCTGTAATGTCTATGTTTGCATCTGTGATAATAGCTTTACTTGCTATAACTGTACCGTTGGTGATACCATCAATAAGATTTATATCTGCTGCACTAGCTGTTACACCATCTAAGATGTTTAGTTCTGCTGTTGTTGCAGTAACCCCATCGATTAGATTTATTTCTGTAGCAGTGGCTGTTACACCGTCTAATATATTTAGTTCTGCTGCAGTTGATGTAACTGCTGTACCATTAATAGATAGTGCATCTGTTTCAAGTGTACCATCAACGTCTACGTTACCACTTACGTCTAACGAACCTGCATCAAGTTCACCTGTAAGTGTAATGTTTCTAAAGCTTCCAATGTCTTTGTTAGCATCTACAACAACTGCTTTAGAAGCTGCTACAGTTCCTGCAGTTACTCCGTCAATTGTTTCTAGTTCTGCTTCAGATATATCGGCTGAACCAATAACAAAGCTTGTAGCAGTAATAGCTGTACCTGTAATTGCAGCAGCACTAGACCCACCGATTACTGTACCATCTATTGTACCAGCATTAATGTCTGCAGTATCAGCTACAAGGCTGTCAATGTTTGCAGTACCATCAATAAATAAGTTTCTCCACTCTTGTGAAGAGCTTCCTAAGTCATATGTATCATCATCGTCAGGGATAATGTTTGAATCAACGTCAGCACCAAAGACAACATTGTCAGTAGCTGCATCACCCATAGTGATTGTACCACCGTTAAAAGTTGTTGTACCTGTAACTGTAAGATTACCACCAACGCCCACATTACCTGTGGTAGTGATAGTGTCTATGTAAGCATCTTTAAATCTTAAAGAACTTGTACCCAAGTCAACGTCACTGTCAGTAACAGGTATGATAGCACCATCGGCTATGTATAACTGTTGTACAGGGTTGCTTGATACTTGTACATAGAACTCAATAAAGTTATTGGTTGTATCTATAAGTACTTTGTTGTTAGGAGCTGTTTCTCCTGCGTCTCCAATCAACCCTATAACAGGACCTTCGGCTGTAGTGCCATCGTGTTTGTGCCCTGTTGAGTTGTGAAAAGCGTTTACAAGTTGGTTAAATTCGTTATTAAATAAAGCAGCGGTGATTGTATCCCCGTCTGCAAACGAACTCTGTCTAGTGTAACTTGCCATTATGTATTCTCCGTTTTAGGAATTATCTGTGATGTATGTATTTCCTGTTGTAATTGCACCGGTGTAAGATGACTTATCATCTGAAGCACCTGCTACATCTGGGTCTGTGTAAGCTAAGATAATTTCAAGGTGGTCAACATTACGTTGTACCATCTCGTTTATCTCTGCTTGGGTCATAAGTGATACATCATGTGAGTCACCATTTACAGCGTTAATAAGCGTTACGCTATCGGTTGCGGCTGTTAATACTTCTGCTACTGTTGCCATTTTCTATTCTCCTTTTAGAGTTATTAGCTCTTGTTTTAATTCATCTACTTGCGTAGACAGTTCTTGCATTGCTTTGACCATCATAGGCATCAAAGCACCATCTGCTAAGTTTTGTATACCATCAGGAGATTCTCTCCAAATAGCGTGTCCATTTTCTATTTCAGGATGGTTGTCTATTATAGATTTAACTTCTTGTGCAAGAAATCCATGATAGGTTGTATCTTCCATACCCTGTACTGGTTCGTCTGAATCAGCATCGTAGTGATTTTTAAATTCTGCTGATATATCTTTTTTAGCTTTCCAAGTATAAGTGACAGGTCTTAAATCATTAATAAATGATAGTCCTGCTGTTGAGTTTGCAATGTTTTCTTTTAATCTTTCATCTGAATGTTTAGACCAAGAGGTTGTGCTGTTGTTTAGAGCAATAGAAACGCCATTGCCATTAAGACCTATTGTTCCTGTTCCTGCTCCTTGTCCTAAAGCAAAACGACCTATAACAGTTTCACCAGTTACACTACCTGTAGATACTCTTGCATAAGCTCCGAGAGTAGTGTTTGAACCACCGGTAGTAACACTACCACCACCATAACCCCCTGCAGCATAACCAATAGCAGTATTATCTCCACCTGTAGTAGTACTAGTAAGTGCATCATAACCAACTGCTGTATTGTAGTTAGCTGTGGTGTTTGCGTCTAAAGCACTTTTACCTACTGCAGTATTAGCAGTACCTGTGGTGTTTGCTGTTAAAGCACTAGTACCAACTCCTGTGTTGTTAGATGCGGTTGTATTTGATTCTAATGAGCCTGTACCTACGGAAGTATTAGATGAACCTGTAGAAACTCGCAATGCCCTATAACCCATTGCTGTGTTGTTAGATGCGGTTGTATTTGATTCTAATGAGCCTGCACCTACCGCTGTGTTTAAAGTGCCTGTAGTGTTTGCGTCTAATGCGTCAGAACCAAAAGCTGTATTATTATCTCCAGTAGTATTGTTATCTAAAGAAGTATGACCAAAAGCTGTATTAGAATTACCTGTGGTGTTAAGAGATAATGCATTAATACCAAAAGCGTTATTGTAAACCCCGGTTGTATTTGCAGACAAAGCACCATAACCAAAGGCATTATTAGACGAGCCCGTAGTGTTTGCATCTAGAGCAAGGGCTCCTACCGCTGTGTTATATGATCCTGTAGTGTTTGCTAATAAAGCACTGTAACCAACTGCGGTATTAGAAGTTGCTGTAGTGTTTGCTTGTAAAGCAGAAACTCCTGCTGCTGTGTTATTACCACCTGTTGTATTTGCTAGAAGTGCATAAGTACCTAAAGCTGCATTTAATGCACCTGTGGTATTTGATTCTAAAGTCCTTGAACCAAATGCAGCATTATTAATGGCTGTGGTATTTGCAGTTAAAGCATTATACCCAACTGCTGTGGTATTTCCTGCTGTGGTAATAGCATCACCTGCTAGACCACCAATGAGGGTGTTGTTTGTGCCTGTGGTTATTGATAAACCTGCCACATAACCAACTGCTGTGTTGTAAGTATTTGTGGCAGATGTAAAGTTTTGATTCTCTAACGCACCATGACCAATAGCTGTTGACCTACTGCCTAAAGTGTCCGCACTTAAAGCTGCAAGACCTACTGCTACATTAAAATCGGCATCTGTTAAAGCATCACCTGCAAGTGATCCGATAATGACGTTTTGTTCGCCTGTGGTTAGAGCTGTACCTGCACTAAACCCAACCACTGTATTATAATCACCACTAGTCAAAGCTGCAAAAACATCCACTCCAACACCAGTATTATAGTTAGCAGCATCAATCGTGCCTGTGGTTGTGTCCCCAATCATTATGGAGGACGTGCCAAAGGTTTTGACTCCTAGTTCTAGTAATTCATTAGGTATTTTTGTGTTTGCCATTCTATCCCTCTAGTGTTGTGATTCGTGCTTTTGCAGCATCTAGTTCTGTTTTAAGTTCTTGTATAGCTTTGACTAGCATTGGCACTAAAGCCGAAGGTGCTAAAGCCTGAGTTCCACAGGGTTTTGTTGACCAAAGACCATGACCATTTTTTACTTCTGAGTGATTATCAAGAACAGTTTTAACTTCTTGAGCAACAAAGCCATGAATTGTTTTATCGTTTAAATTGTATTTTTCATCCGAGCCTTCTTCATAACCTCTTAGTTCTGCAGGAATAGAGCCTTTAGATTTCCAATTAAAAGTAATAGGGCGTAAATCATTAATAAAAGATAAACCTGCTGTTGAAGATGTAATGTTTTCTTTTAATCTTTCGTCTGAAGAACCACTCCAATTTGTGTTACCCATTCCAATATAACTTTCAGTTCCACCTATACCAAGAGTAGCTGTAACTGTACCATTACCTACTGCTGCAAATCCAATAACTACTTCGTTATGAACTCCTACTGCACTAGTCTCTGTACTAGCCCCAATAAGTGTGTTTTGAACTCCAGTAGTTATGCCATTACCTGATTGCAGTCCAACGCAGACATTATTATATCCTGTACCTGCTATTAATGCTTGTGCACCTATCGCAGTATTTTGATATCCTGTGGTCATCGCAGCCCCAGAAGAAGAACCTAAACAGGTGTTAAGCGTACCTGTAGTAATAGCAGTACCAGCACTTGAACCAACTGCCGTATTTGATGCTCCTGTCGTATTAGCATCTAAAGAACTAGACCCTACTGCTGTATTATAAGCACCTGTAGTACTAAATCTTAAAGCAGATTCACCAACGGCTGTGTTACCATGTGCTGTAGTGTTTGTACTTAATGCTGCTCTTCCTAATGCTGTATTTGATGCTCCTGTAGTATTAGCATCTAAAGCTGTTTCACCCACTGCGGTATTCTCTGAACCTGTGGTGTTTGCTTCCATAGCACTTTTACCAACTGCTGTGTTGTTACTTGCTGTATTAGCGTTTAAAGCCACACTACCTACTGCTGTATTGTTAGAACCACCATCTGGGTAATTTGCTGCGTAGCCTATTGCTGTATTATTTGAATCATCAATATTTAATGCACCTGCATACGCCCCAACCATAGTATTATTACCGCCTGAAGTATTGTTGCCTAAAGCAAAAAATCCAAAAGCAGAGTTGTTATCACCAGTCGTTAAATCAGCAAAAACATCTACACCTACACCAGTATTATAGTTAGCCGCATCAATCGTGCCTGTGGCATCATCACCAATCATAATTGATGAAGTGCCGAAAGCTTTTGAGGTTAGTGCTGTCGAGTTTAATAGTGCACTCGTTACTTTTGTTATTGCCATTTGTTGTTATCTCCTTCCTGAAGGTATAAAGTCTACATAGAGACCATTAATTGTATAAGGTGCTTTAGTATCGTTACTTATAAATGTAAAGTTATTACTGTGCCCACTGCCCTGTAGCGGAACCCTAATTAAAGGATTGTTACCACCACCAAAAACTGTTGTTCCAAAAATACCTTCTCCAAAAATTGCAGGAGGGTTTATCACTCCTAAATCAAAAAGGTCTGTTGGCTGTGGCGTGTCTGTGTTTCCATAGTCGTATCTTACTTGAACGTTTGGTTCAACCACACCTTCTGCACTTGCTGAAACTTTAATATAGTGTAAAGTTTTTAAAGTTCCTAAATCTCCGTAATCATAATTGGGTGTAGCATATCTTGCTAAAATGGAAGAGCCATCAAAGTCATCGCCTGTATTGTGATTATACACATACCCTGCAGTAGAACCATGATAATATTTCTCCACACCATTCGTATTAAATCCTGAGCCAATCTCTGTGACTTCTATTCCTCTTGTTTCTCCCCACTCAAAACCGTTAGGTCTTAATGTTCCTATAACTCCTCGTTGTTGACTTCCTTCAACTGAGGTGTCTGTATAAAATAATCTGTATTGTGATTTCTCACGTATAACAACACTACTAATTACATAACTATTAATGTTGTTTGCAAGGTCTGTAAGTAAAGGTTGTATGTTTTTACTAACAGTTCCTAATTCAACATCTCCAATTCTTGCAGTACCAGCAACTGTTCTCAGTCCATCTGGTGCTAAGAAAAGAAGGTCACCGCCTATCTCTTGAATACTGTAACCACTTAAACATCCAATGTTCTTGGCTACAGGTACGACCACCGGTGTACCATTTATATCTTGTAATTTGAATATACTGTTTTCACAAAATATAAAGAGTTCCTGACGGAAGCTTTTTAATCCTACTATCTGGTCTGATAAGGTTATAGAACCTGAACCAGTACCACTAAAATCTGTAGGGTCTAATAATTTACTATAAAAGACTGTACTAAGATTATCTTCTACACCTGCAACAACTAAATGTTTATCGTGTATCTCACCGTGTGTTGCAAACTTAGTCCCGGTTACAGTAACTTCACCACTAAAGTATGTCCTACTATTAATGTTAGCACCTGTGCCTTCCATTCTAAAATAGTAAGGCTTATTTGCTCCATCACAAATAACCAATAAACCATAGTCATAGTCTGGTCCTTCAAACAAAGAAAAGCTTATCTGACCTTGTGAAGTTCTTGTTAGTGCACTACGACCTGTAAAGGCTGTGTAGTTATCTCCACTACTTGCAACAGAACTTCTACTTATGTTTAACCAACTTGTTCCGTCTTGGCTAAAGTAAATTGCTGTAGCTGCACAAGCTATAACACCATCACCGTAAGGTATTACACCTAGGATGTTTGTTGTGCTACCTGTAACTTGAGCATTACCAAACTTACTAAACCCATTGATACGTCTGTATCCACCCTCAATAGAGACTTCAAAGTTACGAAGCTCTTGAGCTACTCCGGGGCTTTTAAGTAAATCAATCGCATTGGCTGATTTAACTAAACCACCTGAACAGGCTACTGTATAGGGTTGTGATGCTGCCATAAATTAAAAGTATCTTCTATCATCTGTCATAGTACGAGGAGTTGGATTAACCAAGTTAGACTTCATAGTCCTCATCGCTTTCTTATAATCGTCCATAGCAAACGCTGCTTGTTGTGGGCTTTCTTTAAACTGCCAAATGTAATAACGTGTTTTAGCAGTTATAACATTCGTGTATTGTTCTGGGAAGACTACTGTGTCTCCGTGTGCTGTAAGCTTTGTAGGCTTATCAAACGCATAAAAATGTATGTTGTAAACTTTATCGGGTATTGGACTTAATCCAAACTTCCTACCATCTGGTGATTTAATAACTCTAGAAGGCTCACCATAAGCCTGTGAATCTGCATCGTCTACGTTTTCATTGTCTCTGTAATATCTTTTCCAATCAGCTAGGTTTAAAAACTTTAATCCCTTTGAGACAAAAGGAGCTGATTCACCACTAACATTAATGGTTGTTAAATAAAAATCATCCCAGTCTATCGAAGCGTAATCATCTGCTAGACTCGAGCTACTAGCTTTTAGTTCGTACCATCGAGTACCAGCTACTGTAGCTACGGTCACATTTCCATAGAAAGGGTCAGTTGCACCACTTTCACCTGCTGTGAGAAATGGTAACTGTGGTTCTTCATTTGCTACATCAAATATAGACTTGTTGATAGCATCCTTGACAAACTGTTGAAGTCCTACAGCGTTTGGAAAGTTTGCAGAAGTAAGAGGTATCTCGTTGAGTTCTCTTAGTACTTCGTTAGTTAAATCAAGATATGTTGTTGCCATTATTTTTTATGAACCTTTTGAATTGGAAAGTTTGCTTCTAAACTAGCACCTTTATGTTTGACAAACTTACCAGTGTGTTTCATTAATTTAAATCCACCTTTGGGTTGTTTCATCCAATGATGTCCTTTGGGAGCTTTAACTTTCATTTTTGCTTTTTAAACTTTCGTTGTAATCAGTTTTGGTCATGCATTGTTTTTCCATATCTTTAATACTTGCATATCCACCTTGACCATAAGTAACTCTAG